CTACTACTAGAACCCTCCTTCTGAGGATATAGGTAAAGAATGGGATAAGGAGGGTAGGTATTGCCTACACCAACACATACCCACGCTAGAGTGCGCACTAGCACCCTCGCATCGTCACGATGCAGAGATTGCTCTTAAGCGTGGCGTACAGTGTGAGCAAAAAAAAGAGGATAAGGTTTGATATGCCCCACCCGCGTGCTCGAGATATGGCAACGAGCAAGACCGGCAGTTTTTGGCTGACGGAGAACGTGACAATAGATGCAGGGGCAACCAGCGGTACAGGTACACTAGACCTAGGGTCATATATTTCAGTCGCAGATGGGTTAGCGATCGCAATCGAAGAGGTCGATGTGATTTGGCAGATATACAATGATTCTGCGGATGTCTATAACAGCACTTTTTTCAATGCGTGGGGAGCGGACAATTCTTTGGACATCCAACTATCGGACTTGAACCCCGGCGGTAAAATCCTCAGAGCAGATGACAATAATCTCATAGCCTCTGCATCGATGCAGTTTGATGATGGAAACAACGTTCTTTCATTTGGACCCGATCTCTATCCCGACACATTTGGGAAGTTAGATGAAAGCCGGATGGTTGTGAACGATCAATTGTACGTAGTCGCAAAGACGGCCGTCACACCGACTGGTGTCTACAACCTCTCATGTACCGTCCGTGTCAAGGCCCGGATAGTCAAACTCGGGACCAAAGACTGGATGAGCATCGCGATCCAATCAACAGCGGCAGATAACTGAGGTGCTTAGGTGCCCAGATACTGTCCGAGATGCGGGGAATCCCTACACTCGCACCAGTCGACCACTAAGGGTGAACCCCGTAAGACAGCTCGTAGAGCATACGAACCAGCCAAGAAGAAGCGCAAGGCTTCAGCATACAACAAGAAGTATGCCAAGGCCTACAAGGCACTCAAGAAGAAGCACCCAAGGACATCGTTCGCCGCCCTGGCTAAGAAGGCTCATGCAAAAGCAAAGAGGATGAAATGATATGCCAACAGATCCAAAGCCCCATCAACTGACTAAGCAAGTATCGGGCTCTGATACCAGAGCGACCTTTGACTCGGGAGTCTATGTCAATTCAACATCCACTGCTACGAATGGATGGGTGAACATCGATTTTGAACTATCAGCGGGCGTAAACATACCCGGAATTCTTCATCGTACTTACATTGACTTGGCAGGTTGGAGTAATCAGGAATTGACTGCATTCTTCAAGGGAATACAAATTCAAAGGTCCTTCATACCTTTAGGTATATCCAACTGCCCCCTCATTTTTGAATATGATTTCGTCACCACTCGCAAGTTGTCGAAGGCCGAGGTTAGTGGATTCATTTCAGAACCTGGTTTCCTCCCCTCAACTCTAGACATGATGGAATTGATTTACAGTGAGAAAAGAACTTTTGCTCAAAACTCAACGATTCCAGGAGCCTTTATAAAAATCGATCAGCAGACCGCAGGGACAGGGGATGCAACGGCTATGGATAAGTTGCATTGGACCAGGGTAATTGTCTACTTTGTAGGAGTAACAACAGCCAACATGGTGAATTCCCCGGCTAATCTTGTGGTCTCTGCTGTGACAGCCAAAGAGAAAGACCTGGTATGGATGGAGCGACTTCGTAGATCATATGTCCTCCAAGACCGGACGGATGTTGATGGCTAAGAGGAAAAAGAAACTCGAGGACGACGCCTGGCTCTGGATGAGTCAGCCCGTTGTGCCTGGTCTCGTTAGTAACCCATTCTTCAAGTATTCATTTACAGCACCAGAAGCACCGGTGGCGGGGAGGCCATTACTTTATTCGAGAACGGGTCCTCATGGTGGGGCTGAGTGGGGTAAAGATTTCATGGAAGCATGGGGATATTATGCAGCTGGTGGTTTGATAGATCCGAAAATCGGGATAGAGGGCGCATGGTGGGCCGGTCAGTTAGGCGTAGGTCGCTTGGCTGGTACGATATTTGCTGGATTCTTTGGGATAGTTGTGACAGGCACACTGCTGACTCTTGTTGATCCTCATCATAAGTGGGAGGGTGGATTAGATGAATCCCCACTTTATCGAAGCATTGAATCAGACATCAAGTTCGGGGTTGAACTAGGGTGGGCAGCCTCACCAGCGAATCCATCCAACTGGTAATCAGTCCAGTCATGGACTTCTATTCCTACCAATATGTCTGAAGAAGCCGAGGAGGCGACGCCACCAACTCAGTTTCGGTTTCTCCACGCGCGGGGGAGATTCCCCCCCCACTGATGGAACATGCATTGAACCGGTTCCGCTGACCTTCTGAAGATGTCGTCTAGTCTTCTCGCGAGGGCTCTCGTGGAGAATGTCTAATGCGGACTGAAATCCTTGAGCGTCGAAGGGATCTATCGAAGTCTGGTGACCATGATACATCCGTCTACCCTCTGCCTGCGCTCGTCGACGCTCGGCTTCGAGGTCGAGAATCCAAATAGAAGTGTCATTTGGAAATGGCAACCACTGCAGCTGACTTTTCCTTCCCCTGGTTGTCGTTCGCCCTGGGCGGAACTGATGTCGAGTTCCACACTTCTTACATCGTAGATCTATCCGCTTTGGAATCTTCCATCCAATGTAGACATTCCAATGTCCACAGGTTTTCTCGAAGTTAAGCATCCCTGTTCGAGATTGACAATACCAGATTGCTCTCATTCAATTACCTTCAATACTTGGCACTCAGGGCAGAACCAATAAATTCCTGCCTCATATTGTAGTATGTTACCACACTTCAAACAGATGTTTCTCTCTGCATCTGTCTCGTCTGGGAGGTCTGGATCTATCGGTGTGTCATCGTACGGGTCATCCTCGGGCTCGAAGGTGTCTTGTTCGCGCATGGAACGCCGACATGTCGCTACTACTAGAACCCTCCTTCTGAGGATATAGGTAAAGAATGGGATAAGGAGGGTAGGTATTGCCTACACCAACACATACCCACGCTAGAGTGCGCACTAGCACCCTCGCATCGTCACGATGCAGAGATTGCTCTTAAGCGTGG